AAACTTAAACTCAAGAATATCTGTCTTCTCACGAATAATTTTATTAATATGTTTTTCAAGTTGTCTTTGAGAAGGTCTTGCTACCTGCTCTTTAAATGTTCTATCTTGTGATAATGCTGAAGCAATTGATCCAGAATCTCCTCCACCAAGTTTTGAAAGTGGAACCTGATGTGCTACCAAGATATCATCACGGTTTTGTTTGCGATATTCTTTAAATGAGCCTTCTTGTATTCCAGATTCAATTGGCTCCATCTTAAACTCAACTTTATTTGTATCTGAATCAGGTGGAAGAGGAATATATAGCGTTCTATGGTTTTGACCTTTTAATCCAGTCTGCAAGAAACGAAACATTTTATCTTCTGCCTCTGACGACAACTTAGCACCTTTTAATGTTACAACATATCTTGGAACAGCCTTATTACTAAAGTAATCAATATTATACTGTGATGCAAGAGCATCTCCGTAAAGCGAGTTGATTGCAGAAATAATATCTGGAACTCCATAGAATGTGTTAAGTGGTGAGTACTGTTTAAAATGAATAATTTCATTTGGTCTTGGATCAGTTCCTAGTGGGTTTGGATTTGATGCTCCAAAGTTACGGAAATAAACAACCTTGTTTGCAATTACTTGAACAAAACCATCACGCAATCTACGAACACGAATTGTTGTTGCTGGTATATGGCCAATATATCCAATATCGCCTTTTACCGTTCTACCAACTTCAAGATATGCATTTCCAGTTGCTTGTAAATCAGTATAAACTTTTTCCATTGAAGAGGTAAAAGAGTCATCATTGTTTAAACTTTCTAACCAATCACGCATTTCAATTTTTGCTCTTTCAATTCTTTTTCTAGCACGATCAGTTGCACCAGAATCTGTTGATGATTCTAACTTTAACATGGTTCTTGCAGAGACCTCAAAATCATATCCAAGTCCAACAATATTTTCTACTTTAGCATCAATAGCAGCATGATTAGCAAATGATGTGTCGTAATAGTTTGCCAACTCATAAAGATTCCATGGAGGTGTAATAACATCAAAAAGACCGTAACCATTTCTATATACAAGACCTGGATTAATTTCTTTAGATGCTGCGCCATTAATACCCGTACTAATTGCCATTGCACTATCCATATATGCAGGAGTTGCATCGGCTTTTGACATTCTCTGTGCACGGCGCTTAAAGTTATTATCTAAACCATTAAAAGTTTTTAAAAGATCCCAGTCTTTATTAAATGGATCTTGTTTTGCAAAAGTATCATCTGCTTTAGGAAGTTCATCAATTCGAGCCCCTATTCTATATTCTCTATCTTCACTCATTATTCATCACTTCCATACTTATTAAATGTATCTTGTGCTGCTTTCCATGCACCAAGATCGTTCATAGAAGGAATTAGTCCTTCTGCCATTCTTTCTTTTTGCTCTGAATACTCTTCTTCAGTAATTCTTGTTAGCCCTGGAACAAAAATGCAATCTCCATTACCTTCATCTCCATAATATTTTGCTGCATCTCTAAGTTTTGCAATCTGAGCAATGTCGCCTTTCATTGACTCAATGTTTAATACAGAGCCAGTTCCATCAGTAAACCATCTTCCATCAGCCTTTTTATAAACGTAAAGACCCCAATCGTAATGCTTTTCAATAATTTTTGCACGGGACTCTCCCACTTGGCCTTTCATCTTGGGCAAGGCTTTACTCTTTTTGTTTGGATTTTCAATATTCATAACCATAAGTATACCATATCATGCTGGATCGAGTGTAAACTGATTCCAAACCACATCGGTAAATATTGTATATGTATAATCTCCAAACCTTACAGGCCTTTCATCATCTACAACAACTTTGTTTGTTCCCGTATAACTTTTATAAACGTCTGAAGGGTTTACTCCATAATAACTTGTTTCTGACAAAACAAGAACCTTATTCCAATTAAAGGACCCATTATCCCAGAATTCCCAACCAAGCGGATAAGACCCCAAAACCTTAACTCTAAACCACGGTCTTTCTGCTATGCTCTGAACTTCCTGCAGGTTTGTAGATTGGTAGTACGAAATGCTGTTAAATAGCAGTGGACCAGTTAGTCTTACTGCCCCTTCAAAAAATGAAAAGTTTAAAGTACTTGAAAAATTAATTCCAAGAAATCCCCATTCCTGAAGAGTCAAAACTGGTTCTTTGACAACCTTTCCGTTCCAATAAAATCCAATACCGTCCTGAACAAGTCCAGTCTTTGCATCAATTGCATAAATCTTTGCTCTTCTTCCTGTTGGATCACTTGCAACCATATAGAATTTTATGTAAGAGTCTTTGCTTTGTATTTCAAATATTTGAGTTGGTGCATATGGAAAATAATCGCCATCAAATCTTACAGCCATTTGCATAGCAATTACCTTAAAGCCTTCTGACCTGCTAGAGTTTACTGGTATCAAAAGACCTCTATTTATTAGTGGATCATATTTGCCTTTAAGTTGTATTCCACTTGTTTTTGTTAGATATAGGTATGGAGAAGATCCAGTATAAATTGAGAATGGGTTGTTCTTTTTGAAATTATAATATATTCCTGTTTTTGTGTATGGGTATACGGATGTTCCAAACCTAGTTCCAATCGGGCTTGCATCAGACTCATTTAATGCTTGAGAAGCATAAGATAACTTTTTAATTGATATATTATTTGTTTCTGAATCTTTTACATTTATCTCTATGTGTGTAACAATAGACAAGTCATTAAAATCTACTCCTCTTGGAGGATAAATAATCATGTTGTCAACAACCTCATATTTTGTTGTCATCCAGTCTTGTCCAGGGACTAAGACACCATTTCTAGGTGGTCTTTCTGTTTTTGTAAAATAGAAAGATGTTTGGTTTGCTCCTAATTCTGTATATTGAAAAGTTACATAACTTCTTACAAGTGCGCCATCGGTATCGTATCTATAATCTTTTGATATTTTATTTTTTAAATCTTCGTAATCGTTATAGCCAGTAAATAAATAATTATCTAAAGATGTGTATGTTCTTTGTACGGGCATACCGTACTCATCTGATAAGTCTGCGTATGTCCAATCTTGTGGAACAGTCTCTATTGCTATAGTCTTTGATGGTATTGGATAGTCTATGTTAAACTGAATAAAATCAAGATCAAAGTATTGGTCCCCTCGTTTGTCTAGAACAGACTCAGCAAAATATGTTAAAGGTAGTTGGTCTTCCCAGTATGCACTTGAAGATACTGCAAGTTTGTATTCATTGAAGGCTGTAACTGGCAAAAGAGTATAACTTGCAATGTGGTCCATCAAGGAGTCTTCTTCAATGGTAACAACTCCTCCACCAGATAGAGCACCGTTAGCCGTATCGGTCAATCCACCAGATGGTGGCATTGAGGTTGTGTCTATTCCTCCATCTATATTTATTAGTTGATTGTTTTGATAAATAGGGAAGAGATCTTCATTCCAAATTGGTACACCTATCTCATTAAACAACAATCTAATTTTTTGAAAATTATATGCTGTGCAAAATCCTATATTGTATATATTACCAGTGAAAGTAGACAGTCCATTTTTATCTCCAGCAACATACATTCTTAAATCTGACAAAGATCCAAAAAAGTCTGATGCTGGACTTCCAAACCTTGAAACAAATAATGGTATGTTTAAACCTACATCAATTAGTTCTCCTGGCTGTGCAACAAGTGGAGAATAGATTGTTTCTACATTTTCTCCATATTTTATTATATAGGATATCTGGTTATTTAATAACTGTATTAAAAAATAACTATTGGTATTTTCTTTTTCAATTTTAAAAAGTGTTTGAGCAGTTGCAGAAGTTTGTGGGATCTGAAAACATCCATAAAAACCAGAAACACTACTTCCTAAAAAGTCAAAGTTTTTAAAGAATATATAAGCAGAAGTTTGGCTCCAAGAGGAGTTAGGCCTGAATGAAAAGAAGTTTTTAGTACTAGGGCTTTGAATTTCTTTACAATCTGAAAACAACTCTTTTTTAGTTTTTGAAGATAAAAAAATTTCTGGCAATGGATGAGAAGTAACAGAAAGAAATTTGTTTTTAATAGAAGTGTTGTCACTAAATCCTTGATTCCAAGATCCAATTTTAGGATATGAATAATTTGATGTATAGTCTGCAAACTCATAATCAATGAAAACAGATGTTCCACTATAAGAAGTATTAATATTTTCTGGAATTTCAACACCCTGACCAAACACAAACCTTCTTTTTGCTACTGCTGTTGCAACTACATAAGGGTATATTCCTACACAGTCAATCTCTATTGGATAAATATCTTCGTGTGCATAAAATCCTATCCAGTCTTGATCCTTGACCCCATTTAGCATTGCTGGCAAAGAAAGAGACTCTGTTAAATAATTTAAAGATATTACTTCTTGACCGTTAACAAGTAAAGAGGATGTATCTTTTCCAACTCTTAAGTGAACAAGCATTGGCCTTGTCCATTCACCTACATAATAAGTCTTGTACTCATTTCCTATCTTTAGTCCAATAGAAGGGCCGTCTACATATATTCCATCTTGTGAGGCAATTGGACCAATTATTCTTTTTCTGTCATTACTGTAAGAATTTATTCTAAGCCAGGTTTCTAGCGTGTACTGTCTAAATTTACCAGACTCATTTAACATCCCAACACCAGGAACTATTAAAGATGGGTTTAATCCATTTGGATATAGCGTTGTAAGACTTGAAGTTCCGTAAACAATTGGTATCCCAGAATTTTTTGCTTTTAGCATGTTATCTGAAACAAGATAGTATCCGTTTAATTCTTGAAGTCCATAACACTTTGCAACAATTCCCTTTTGTGAAGGAAGAGAAATGACAGAGGGGATGTCTGTTGGATAAACACCTAAAGAGGTAGACGCAAACTCTTCTGACCATTGACCAAGGGTTATACCATTTACTAAAAATACATCTGGATCTTCTGACCCACCAAGAAAGTTGATCTTAAAGACCAATCTTATTTCTGTATTGTCTGGCGGTGTATCAAATGTTTCTGATATAAAAATCCAATTTTTGTTAACTATCGTGTCATAATTCTTTAGATGAGTTATGTCTTGCCTACTTGTTGTGTCTGTGTATTGGTATCCAATTTCAAACCCTGCAACATAAGAACTCTCAGAATAAAAGTATGCACCAACAGAAAATGTTTTTAGGTATTGATTAAAATCTGATAAATTCATTATATTGTTACTTATTGCTATAACTGATGCAGTCTCGCTACTTGTTGGAGTGGCAGTTATCTTTCCTACGTAACTATTTATAAATGGCTCGTCTACTGACTGAGAATACTCTTGATGAGTACCACCAGTAATTTTCCAGTTTAAAAGATTTCTTTGAGGCTCAGAAATTAAAGAAATATAGTCTGCCGAGTCATCCAAAGCCCACAAGCCAGTAGGGTGTTCTGAAAACACTTTCTCTGCATATAGGTTAGATGGATTAGACATTATAAGTCTATTTTATCATACTAAGATACTTTTATTTCACAGTAATCTGTAGTGCAATAAGCCTCGCCTTGAGCCTCAAGATTATCTACACCGTCATAAATTGCACTAAAATCAATATGCTTCAACTTGCCAACATATGAATCATACTGCTCCTCAGTAATCTGAGTATACGGTTGTTGAGGATAAACAGTATTTCCCATTGGAAGGAATGATACTGCCTTCAACTGTCCCTCGTACATATTGAGTGCTGGAACAACATGCTTTGACTCTGTTTCTTTATCAAATGATAATGTTACAGAAACACCATTGTCAGACCAATACTTCTGAGCAGTTGCAGCAAGTGCAATTTTTTCAAACAATGTTACATCTTTTTCAGATCTTGGATGACCTGACTTTATTGGGAAATAAACTACTGATGTATTTGCTGATACTACATCGTCTTCAATTGTGTACCCTGCTGCTTTGAATAAGTGCATCATTGGATCTGTGTTTCCAAATCTAACTGCACGAAGGAAGAAGTTTCCTCCAGGTCCCCAGTGAACTCCAGGAGTTGCACCAGAAAGAATTGAAACTGATCCTGATGGCTTAACTGTTGTTACACGAATTGATTCACGAACACATAGCCATTCTGAATACTGATGGTCATAGTGACGAATCTTGTTGTATCCTTCATCCATCCACTCACGAACAATTGGCAAGCCCTTTTGATCTGCAAATGATGCGATACCTGTTAATGATGTACCAATACGACGGTTGCGTTGCATGATACCGTTTGTTTGTGGCCAGTGTGTTGGAACAAGTGTTACAGTCTTTCCATATAGGTATGCAAACTTAAGGGTACGCAGGAAGTCCTCCTTAGATTCATGACGATTCAAGTGCACTTCTACAAGTGTACATAGTTCGTATGATTCCAATGGCTGCTCCGCACATGGGTTAAATCCCATCACACGATAATCCTTACCGTCTGGCGCATCCTTTAGTCGTCCATAATTACGAGCAACATCAAGCCAGATAAAACCTGGTTCTCCGTTTTCTGTAATTAAATCTACATAATCTTCGTACTTTGTTCCTACTTCTGCTGAAATAGAATTGTTAGACATCCAAGCCCAGCCTGGATTATCTGGATCAAATGAGTTACGCTCTGGGAATAGTTCTGAGTTCTTTAGATTCATGAATGTTTCATCGCCAGCGTTACCTAAAGCAAGTGTTGCTGATCTGCGAACATTGCCTGATACCACGCAGGTACCAATAAGGTTTACAAGGTCTACAATAGCACGAGAGTCTAGTGTTTCACCCGCTCTGGAGCCTATTACACGGTCTATCTGGTCGTGCAACTTGATAAGAGGTGCAGGTCCTGATGCAACGCCTCCAAAGCCCTTAATAGGGGCTCCAAGAGGTCTGATCAAATCATAGTTAAATTTCTGGATACTCTGGTTTGCTCTAAGGTATGAATTAATGAGAAGTCTGACTGACTCTACCCATCCTTCACGAGTGTCTGGGATTTCGAACACCTGTTCAGGTTCTGTCGGGGCATAGATTGAGAAATGCTTGTCCTGTCCTACTGTATCAAACCCTACACCAATGCCCAACATCAATGCATCCATAACCCAAGCAAACAAGGCTCCTGGATCATTCTTGTCAAGATCCTTTGTAGAGACCATTGCACAGTTTTGTAGTGCTGCTGAGTTTTTCTTCTCCATAGTCATAGTAGTTCCAAATGCCCACATACCGCGACCTGGTGGTGTCCACTTTAATTCAAACATTCTTTGGAATGCCTCTTGAGCAGACTTCTGAGCCTTATAGTCATTCCAAGGTAAACGATTTTCTTTAGCATGATTCTTCTGTACTGAATACATACCCTCAATTACACGACGACAAACTTCATGCCATCTTTCCTTAGTTCCATCTTCCTTCATGCGAGAATACGTACGAATAAAAGTAATTTCTCCAAGTGAATTTTCTGCTGCATCTTTAAACCCAAATGGGCTTTCTTGGTTTTTGTACTTTTCTATAAAATCTTCTGGAAGTTTAAAACTAAAAAAATCTGACATAATATTATCGTCCTTTCAAAAACGGATTAGGTGTTAATTATAGCAGAGTTTTTAAAAAAGCAAAACTCTACCTAAATATGTAGTTGAGAGTTTTACTTAAAGGTTTTCTTTTGCCAAAACTTTAGTCTATAACCATTTTGAAAAGTAGATCTAACCTTACCTCTTTGCTCTTCTACTTTTGCTGCAGAAAAGTTTTTATCTAATTCCATTAACCACTCTTCTCTTTTAAATGGAAAAACTTGAGACATTGGTGTTCCCTGTTTTATAGTTCCTTTAAAATTTTTCTTTACTAAAAATGAAAGGTGTCCGTCAGTAAAATAATGATCAGTATCTACAACAGCATCAATTGCTTTTAAAGGAGATGGTGGCTGATGCATTGGAGCCGTGAAAAAAGTGCTATAACCTTCATCTGTTTGAACCATCCATGTTGGATGTATTCTTAATATTCTATTGCAATATACATCTTTGTCTATTGGCAAGTGAGAAACTTGCTCCTGTATGTGTTCGCTAATCAATGAAGCACGATATTTTTCCATATGAACAGGAAGTTGAATGTTCATATTATCACCAGTTGTATCTATATAAATATCACATGGAACTTTTAATATGTATCCCATTGACATTGCATCAAAAAAAGCCTGACACTTTTTTACAGTAAGCCTCATGATTCCCCTATCGGGAATATCAGTTCCTGAAATTGCTGGCTGCTCTTTGTACCACGAAGGAACATTTTTTGTTCCTGGTTCTGGCTCTGGAACAATATTTGTTAATGCAGGATACATCTGTAAGAATCTAACTGTGTTCATCCTAGCCTTTCGTTACTATTAATTATACCACAATCAAAACTATGGTAAATATTAACTAGGTGGGAAAGGTGTTTTGTCTTCTTCTCTGAAACCGTCATAGACTAAGAAGTTCTTTGTATAGAACATGTCATAAGGCTCACAGTTTATAGATACAACCTGGTGGCTAACAGCAGATATTGTTAATTCTGTTATAGGAACCCATGTGTTTGTATCTGTAGACCATAACTCATCTGTATTTATAAGATCTCTAGATGCAACCATACTTGCAGCACCATCTCTCTTTACAAGCATATAGTGAGATCCTGAATAAATTTCACCATTGATTACTACAGACTCTTCTGACTGAGATATTCTTATATCAGTAACTGTTGTTTCTTTTTCAGGGAAAATAGATAGATCTTCTGGATTTCCTGACCAATTAGTTATCTCTGTTTTTGTAAAGTTAGTACCTAGTCCAGGAATTTCTGCAGAGACAAGAACATCTCCAACCTTTAGACTTGCTGCTTCAACATATCCGTTGATAGTTAAAATTGGTGTGTTTACATTTACAGAATCATACCAACCACGACCAAAGGAGAACGCTCCGAAAGCACCGAAGGCACCGAAGGCTGAGAACGCTCCGAAAGCACCGAAGGCACCGAAGGCACCGAAGGCACCGAATGCTGAGAACGCTCCGAAGGCTGAGAACGCTCCGAATGCACCGAATGCACCGAATGCACCAAATGCACCGAAGGCACCGAATGGCCGTGGCGCACATGTTGGTGAATTATATTCTAATACTCTAGGAGAGCAACTTGCACCAGTACATGGGTCCCACCGATACTGATAATAGTGTCCTCCAGAACAGAATCCTGCATCGTCATCCTGACAGCAAGGCTGTGGAGCAGTTGGAACTGGTGTTGGTGCTGGAGTTGGAACAGGTGTTGGAACTGGTGTAGGTGCTGGAGCAAAACCAAACGGTACGAAACCAAATGCTCCAAATGGTGCAAATGAGAATGCTGTAGTAACAGATCCTGATGATGCAGATGTTCCTGAATTTCCATTAGCATTTGTTGCATAAATAGTATATGTTTGTGCTGTTCCTGGTTCTTGTGCAACTACTACTGAAGTACCAGATGTATCTCCTGCTTTACCATCGCTTGATGCCCAACGATAATTTGTAATAGACTTTCCACCATTTGCTGGTGCATTCCAAGATACATTATCCTGATTTGCATTAGGAGATGATGCTGATGGTGCAGATGGGGTTGCTGGAACTGTTGTTACAGTGACAGAACCTGATGCAGAAGAATATGCTGAATCGCCATTAGCATTTGTAGCCTTAACCTGGAAAGTATAGGATGTTGCTGATGCAAGACCACCAACTGAAATTGGTGATGATGATCCTGTTCCAGTCTGTGAACCACTTGACAATACTGTGTATCCAGAAATTGCTTTTCCTCCTGTTGCATTACCTGTAAATGTTACAGAGGCTGCTGCATCGTTATATGCACGGTTTGTACCAACATCTGTTGGTGTGCCAATTGTTGGTGTCTGTGGAACAGTTGTTGCAGTAATCTGATTAGAGGCTGAAGAAGAATCTCCATTACCCGCAGCATTTGTTCCATATACCTTAAATGTATAGTTTGTTCCTGATGCAAGACCAGTTACAGTTAAAGGAGATGATGACCCAGTAGCAGTCTTTGTAGCATCTTCAACAGCATAAACTGTATATGAAGTTGCTGCATTTGGACCAGTTGCAGTAAATGTTACAGATGCTGCTCCATCATTATATGCACGGCCTGTTCCTATATCTGTTGCTGTACCTATTGTTGGTGCGTATGGGGTCAAGAAGTCATTTGCTCCCTGGCTCATTCTGCCTGCTTGTTTTGACATAGTTAATCTCCCTTAATTCGTATTATGCTGATAGGTCTCCGAAGACCAACCATCCGCCTGAAATCTTCATTGCTG